AAGCAATGGGTGAAGTTGAAGGAGCCATTGACGAGTTTGTAACCGAAGGCAAAGAGTACTCAACATTTAAGTTGCTAAGTGCGCAAAATATTGCAGTGCAGTATGCAACTAAAATTCCAGATATCATTCGCCCACGTATTGCTGAAATGAACGAGTTGCTGGAAGGCACTGACGCACAATTGAACGAAGCATACAAGTTCATGGGCAAGCGTGAAGTTAAGGCGCTGATTAAATTTTATGAGTCTATCATCAATGATGCAATGGCTTATAAGACAAGCAAAATTGCAACTCGTGCTAAGCCAAAGCGTAAGCCAGTTCCGCCCGAACGTACAGTACGAGGCCTTAAATATCTCAAAGAGTTTGCAGAGCTTGGCCTCAAAAGTATCAACCCAACTGAGATTTTGGGCATGAGCGAGCTGTGGACTTATAACACTAAGACACGCAAGATTGGACGGTTTGTTGTAGCTATGCATGGCGACATGGTAGTAGGCCAGCTTGGCGTTAAGGGCAGTGCTATCATTGGCTTTGACGAAATTAAGAGTGTTACAAAAACACTGCGGAAGCCAGCAGAAAAGCTAGCAGAGTTCAAGACACTTGGTAAGCCACAGCTTCGCAAGTTTATGGACACTATTAAAAGCGTAGAAGTTAAACTAAAAGGACGCATTAGTCCAGAAACGATCCTGCTTCGTGCTATTAAGTAAGTTTTAATCAAGTGTCTCCGGTAAATACTACTGGAGACACTTATGGCAGATAACAAAACAACAAATCGTGCAAAGACAATAAAGTACATTGAACTTAGCCTCGGCGGAGGTATGGTTGATGTTGAACTTGACAAAGAGCACTACGATATGGCTATCGACAAAGCCGTAGCAAAGTATCGTCAACGTAGCAGCCGTGCAGTTGAAGAAAGCTTTATGGTGTTAACATTAACACCAAACGAAAGCAACTATACATTGCCAGATGAAGTAATTGAAGTACGTGCAATTTACCGCCAAAATGCAGGCGGAGTTGGTTCAACTGGCACAAGCTTTGAACCTTTTGAAGCTGGTTACTTAAATATGTACATGTTAAATGCATCAGCTGGTGGCGGATTGGCAACATTTGAATTATGGATGGGACAACGAGAGCTGCTAGGCAAAATGTTTGGTACGTATGTTATCTACACATGGTCTAATACTAGCAAGCGACTTAGTTTACATCGACACATCAAAGGTGACGAAGGTGTAATCATCCACACGTACAATTATCGCCCCGATGAATCATTGCTAGCTGATACTAGTTCTGCGCCATGGATTAAAGATTATGCATCTGCTGTGGCTAAAATGACACTTGGTCAAGCTCGTAGCAAGTTTGCACAGCTAGCTGGACCACAAGGTGGCGTATCGTTAAACGGTAACGACTTGATTGCCCAAGCCCAAGCCGAGATGGAAAAGTTAGAAGAAGATCTAAAAACATATGCTGACGGTGGAACTCCGCTTGGTTTCATCTTTGGTTAAGCAGTAACTTGACATCAGTCTGCGTTTATGCTAACATAACGCATGACTAAACAAATTATTGGTATCTGCGGCTTTATTGGTTCTGGCAAAGACACTGCCGCAGATTACCTTGTAAACTTCCATGAGTTTCGAAGAGACTCGTTTGCCGCTACTCTTAAAGATGCAGTTGGTGCAGTATTCAATTGGGATAGAGAATTACTTGAAGGCCGCACAAAACAAGCACGAGAATGGCGAGAACAAGTTGATCCATGGTGGGCTTCACGATTGAATATGCCTGATCTGACTCCGCGTTTAGCATTACAACTCTGGGGTACAGAAGTATGTCGACGTGGATTTCATGACGACATTTGGATTGCTAGCTTAGAAGCCCGACTTCGTAATGCACAAGACAACATTGTTATCTCAGATTGCCGTTTCCCAAACGAAATCAACTCTATTAAACAAGCAGGTGGTCAAGTAGTGTGGGTACAGCGTGGTGAGTTACCCAGCTGGCATATCATGGCAGCAAAGGCTAATCAGGGTGATGTAGTTGCTGCGGAAAAACTAAAGCATCTTGGCATCCATGCTAGCGAAACTGCTTGGGTTGGGACTAACTTTGATGCTATCATAAACAACAATGGCACAGTTGACGAGTTGTATGCACAGATTGCAAACGTTGTCCAGTGAAACGCAAAAAGTAGTTATTCCGCTAAATAGGTCCACTTTAAGCACTACAAGCTAAATATCTTCGAGTAAGGGCAAGAAACCCTTAAGAATACGGAGATATTTATATGGCTCAGCTAAGTTCCCCAGGCGTAAGCGTTTCGATTATTGACGAAAGTGCATACGCATCTGCAGGCAACGGTACTGTACCTGTTATTGTTTTAGCAACTCGTTCTGATAAGAAATCACCAGACGGTTCAACTGCACAATACACTACAGCACCATTTGCAAAGAAACCACTTATTATTACAAGCCAACGCGAGTTGGTACAATTGTACGGTGAACCAAGTTTCACTATTGTTGACGGTACACCAGTACACGGTCACGAATTAAACGAATACGGCTTGCTTGCCGCTTATTACTACCTAGGTATTGCTAACCGTGCTATTTTAGTACGTGCAGACTTAAAGATGGAAGAGCTAGAGCCACAAGCCACTGCCCCAGTTGGTCCTCCAACTAACGGTCAATATTGGTTAGATACAGATGACTCTACATGGGGTCTATTCGAAGGCGACGGTAGTGCATGGGTTGCACAAAATGTTTTAGTAACAAACGGTGTCCCTACTGTTGGAGCAGGCGTTAACGGCGACTACGCACTTGATGCAGCTACAACACTAAAGACATTCTACAAAAAGGTTGCTGGTATTTGGGTCGCAGTCACATCTGCTACACTTGCCAGTACTGTAACAGTTGCTCCTCACTACCAAGTTCCAGCACCAACTGCTGGTAATGTATGGTTTAAGACTACAAGTCCTAATGCAGGCTTTAACTTAAAGTTAAAGAAGTATAACAGCACAACACAAAGTTGGACAGTTCAGACTATTGGCGCTGGCAATGTTGATCAATTAGTTGGTTACGAAGACAATGCAACAGCAACATCTGAGTTTGGCAGCAAATTACTTACAAACAGCACATACGTTCAGTTTGCCGAGTCAACAGCAGCTAAATTTGAAATTAAGCGTTATGATGGCGCAGCATGGGCAAGCATTACTCCGTCAGCTACAAGTGCAGCTCCAGTAGGTGCAACTCCTGATGGTAAGTTATGGTATGATGCAGGCGATAACGTTGACATTTATGTTAAAGACACAGTTGACGGAACTCCAACTTGGGTACCTGCTTCTCTTGTAACAGTTAATACTGAAGAGCCAGTAGAGCCAAGCAACGGCAACGTATGGATTGATACAAATGACATGGCTAACTATCCAGTTATTAAAGTGTTCAATGGTAGCGAATGGATTCAGAAAGATAATGCAGACCAAACAACTCCAGATGGTGCTTTGTTTGTTGACTTAACAGCAACAGCAGGTGACAGTTCTGGCGTCGAAGGTGGCGCAACTCCAATGGACGATCAAGCTCCTAACCCAGCTTACTATCCAGATGGTATGATCTTGTGGAACAGTGCAGTAAGTTCTGGTAATGTCAAGAAGTATAATGCAGCAGCAGGTCACTGGCAAACTGAATCTGGTAATACAGATAGCGGTCCTAAAGCCGGCGCTCCATACATGTTTGACAAGGCACAGCGCCGCGTAGTTGTTAAGCGTTTACAAGAAGCATTAGCAGACAATGACATGCTTCGTGCAGAAACATTAACCTTCAACGTTATTGCAACTCCTGCATATGTTGAATGTATCGACGAAATGGTTACATTAAACTACGATCGTAAGGAAACTGCATTTGTTATTGCAGATACTCCATTAAAGTTGTCTAACAAGACTACTGATGTTGTTAACTGGTCGCTAGGTGCATCAGCTGGTACTAACGGCGCAGATGGTCTAGTAACACGTACTGGTAGTGCAGCGATTTATTACCCAAGCGGTCTGTCAACTGACTTAGATGGCAATGATGTTGCAGTTCCTGCAAGTCATGCAGTTCTACGCGGTATTGCTTATAACGACCAAGTTTCATATCCATGGTTTGCTCCAGCAGGTTTGACACGTGGTGCTCTAAGTGGTATCAGTAACTTAGGTACAGTTAATGCTGAAAACGAATTCGTTCCATTGGCATTGAATCAAGGTCAACGTGATGCATTGTACGAAAAGAAGATTAACCCATTGGTTAACTTCCCAGGACAAGGTTTATACATTTGGGGTCAGAAGACATTGTACCCAAGTGACTCGGCACTTGACCGTGTAAACGTAGGTCGTTTACTATGCTACTTGCGTGAGCGTTTTGATATCATTGCTCGTCCGTTCATCTTTGAACCAAACGACAAGCGCACACGTGATCGCGTAGCAGCAGTGTTCAATGGCTTCTTGCAAGACTTGTTCACAAAACGTGCAGTATATGACTTCTTAGTTGTATGCGATGACACAAACAACACTCCAAGTCGAATCGATCGAAACGAGTTGTACGTTGATATTGCAATTGAGCCAGTTAAAGCTGCTGAATTCATCTATATCCCTGTACGAGTTGTAAACACTGGCGCGATTGCCGGCGGTACTAAATAACACTAAGGAGAACTGAAAAATGGCAGTCAATTTAGATAAATTTAACGTACCAGGTGGCGAACAGGGCGTTCTAGTTCAACCAAAACTACAATATCGCTTTCGTGTTACTTTTAATACGTTCGGCAACGGCGAGAACTTACAACTTACAAGTCAAGTTATCAGCGCAAGCCGTCCAAGCTTGACACACGATGACATCGTTATTGATGTGTACAACTCACGTATTAACTTAGCTGGTAAGCACACTTGGGATCCAATTACAGTAACAGTTCGTGATGACGTTACTGGTAAAGTTGCAAAGACTATTGCAGCTCAAATGCAGAAGCAAGTAGATCATGCTAACCAAAGCTCAACTAAGTCTGGCAGCGGTTACAAGTTCGACATGTGGATTGAAAACTTGGATGGTAATTCCGATGGTCCAGTAGTATTAGACGCATGGCACTTAGGTGGTTGCTACGTTCAAAACGTAAACTACGGCGAAAACAACTATGCAACAAGTGATCCACTACAGATTACTATTGTTATCAAGTACGATAACGCTAACCACCATGATGTAGGCGGATCTGATTCCCCAGGCCAGCCAATGTTAGAAGGCGGATTAGGTGAAGCATCTGATCCAGCATCTAAGAACGGGGCTTAACTAGAGCTTTAACTTAAAGTGATAAGTAAAGGTAAGCAGAAATGCTTGCCCTACTAGGAGAATGATAAAGGGCGAGAAATCGCCCTTTATCTATTTTATAAATGACATTCAGTAATTTAGCAAAACATAAAATTTTAAACGGACGAGATGCCAATGGAGTTGGTCCGGACACTAGTCCAATGGGCGACGGATATCTTTTTCTAAAGTATGCGTGGTCTATTAAAATAGGTGATGACGGATTGGATAGTGCTCCTACATTGGTGGCAAAGTCATGCGAACTTCCACGTTGGTCAACTGAAACACAAATAGTTAACGTTTATAATCATAAAACTATAGTTCAGACAAAAATGAACTATGAACCAATCACAATGACATTTTATGATCAGCTCAACGGAACAGCGGAACGTTTGATTTGGAAATATGTAAAGGATCAATTTGATGGAAGTGACGGCAGTAAAAAAGCCGAGTTTACTCCGTTGACAATTGAAATTACAATGAAAGATTTATCTGGTGAAGGCGTAGGAGATAAAGTTTATACATTGACTAATGCTTTTATCACTGATGCACAACACGATACGTTAGACTACACAGCCAGCGATGTTGTATTATGGACAATCACAGTTCGGTATGAAGATTTAGAAATTTCTGGTGTCAAAGATCTTGAATTCAAAGGTCCTACTCCAAAAGTAAAGACCGGAATTGCTTCGTTACCAAAACCGCCAAAACCGCCAAAGCCGATTACAAAGCCGCCTAAGGCAGATGCATTAAAAGAAATTGAGCGTGGTGGCCGCAGCTCGGAATTTGCTAAAACTGATCCGAGACGATTAGATTTAAGTAACTGGGAAAAAGCAGGCGGCGGAGTGACAGGCGGCGGCGCAGCATTTGGCAATCCAAATTTAACAAAGCAAGCTGCTCGTGCCCGAGCAAGTGCGCAAAAGTCTCCTAGTACAATGGCCTGGCCAAATGCAGCACCTACGTCAGCTAAAAATCAAACTGCATTTGATAAAGAGTGGGCAGCCGCAAACGCAGATCAAGATGCAGCCGAGCGCAAATCTAGCGGATACTCACCAAGCACAGGTTCTACGGCCCCTGCAACTACAAATAAACAACCAGAGTCTGTGCCAAAGACTCCGGAGCAAATTCAACGACAAAAGAAATTAGAAGTAGCCAACGCTGAATTTACTAAACAAGAAGCTGCAAATGCAAAAGACGATAGCGGTATGAATCCTGAGTACAAGAAGGCGTACTTGGCAGGATTAGCAAAATATCCACCAAGAACTAGCAGCTTGCAATCACAAGAAACATCTAGAAACATGGCCGAGCTAGACGCACTTCGCGCAGCACCTAGATACTCTTCGCAAACTCGTACTGTTGATAATGGGGTATTTGTTGACAATAAAAATCTTCAAAAGAGAGAACCAAGTCCGCCACCAGTTAGAGAAGGCACTACTATTGTAAATCAGAAAGCAAATGATAGTAGAGGCACAGATATTGCAAATAAGCAAGCTAAGAAAGAAACAAACTTTTAATCATGGACTATAAAGCAATACCACAGGTAGAGTTTGACAAAGCAGTGCAAAAAATGCTTGGATTGGGACTTGGCAGAACTCCTGCTGAAAATATTGTTATTTCTTTTTGGAAGATAACACAACAACTCAATGTTGATTTTAAAAAGTTTATTGATACTGCAACTGCATCTGGAAAGCTAGATGTTAGTCAGGAAGTGTTAGATTACATAAACTTAACATTACCTGAAACTATTCGCTATCGCTTGGATACAGGGAATACTATTGCTCCTGTTATCAAGCGAGAACTATAATGGCAAACAACTTTCAGCAAGGGCACTATACTGTAATAAATCCTGAAAAGTATGTGGGCAATGGCACACCTAAGTATCGTAGTGGCTGGGAATTGACATTTATGCGATTTTGCGATAACCATCCTAGTGTAGTAAGTTGGGCAAGTGAAAATGTACGTATCCCCTACAGAAACCCGTTTACAGGTAAAGATACGTTTTATGTGCCTGACTTCTTTGTAGTGTATCAAAATGCAAGTGGGCGCAGAGCTGAATTAGTCGAAATTAAGCCCAAAGCCCAGGCCGTAATGGAACTAGCAAGAAGCCAGCAAGAAAAAGCAGCAGTTGCACTAAACATGTGTAAATGGGCAGCAGCACGTATTTGGTGCAAGCGCATGGGTGCAACTTTCAGGGTGCTAACCGAAGAAGACATCTTTAATAACACTAATCCCTCACGTAAGCGCCGCAAATAATCATAAGTAATTCATGACTAAGAAATTAGAAGAAGTATTTGGTTTCCCACCGATTGATGAAGCCAATGCTAAAATAGACACACAAGAATTCCAAGTTCCTGTAGAAATACAAGAAGAGCTTGATACTGCACATGCTACTATTGACATGGCAAATCGCGTTGAAATCGCATTGCCAACTGTCACGGATATGCAGCAAGCTGAACGCGAGCTTGATCAACTGGCAAATACTGCACAGGAACAAAGCGAACGATTAATGGATTTGGGATTCAACGTCGATGATAGAAATGCTGGAAAGATATTTGAAGTTGCAGCACAGTTACTAAAAACCGCAGTAGATGCAAAAACCGCTAAAATAGACAAAAAACTTAAAATCATTGAGCTACAGTTGCGTAAAGCAAAACTAGACAATGACAAAGGGTCAAAAGAAAGCAAT